CTACCGAATACTGTTGCGCTCGCGCACCTGCTGCCGGTCGTTTAACTCCTCCTCTACCGTGGCCGTGTCCTCAGCAGTCCACGCGATGTACTGGCGATTGGGCAGGGCCCGCACGGCCGACTCCACCCGATTAACCGCCTGCACCAGCTCCTGGCCACTGGCCGCCGAGCTGGTGGTGCCGGCCCCCGGTACCGCGCCGGCTACGCCGCCCTCCTCGTAGTAACCCGCCCCGCGCCGGCGCACCGGAGCCCCGCCCCGGTTGAGGCTCGTATCGAGCAAATCGTCCACCAGTTCGCGGTTGTTGGCGTAGGTGTCGCGGCTCAGAATCAGGTAGGGCTCGCCCCGCTCCCACTCGCCCAGGTGCTCGCCGGTGGCGCCATCAACCATCCGGATGCCGCCGCCGCTGTGCAACTGGCCCACCGAAGGCACGCCGGCCACGGGGTTGATGCCGCCGGAGGCAAAGCGGCGCACCTTCTCCCGCCACGTCGGGCGGGCCCCACCGAAGACCGTGCCCTTGGCAAACTCGGGAATGGGCGTGGCAATGATTTTGGCCACGCCGGCGGCGGCGGCGACACCCGTGGCAAGCTGCAGCGGGATGTTGGGCGCGGCCTTGAGCACGGCCAGTACCCCGGCAATGATGGCCTGGGCCACGTTGTAGGCCTTTTCCTTCTCGGCCGCCTCCTTTTTGACCTTGCGGGTCTGGGCGTCGTAGTTGGCCTCGATGTTAGATTTCTGCTGCTCGTAAGACTCTTTGGCCACGCGGCCGGCTTTGTACTCGGATTCGAGCTGGGCCAGGCGCTGCTTCTTGCTTCGGTCGATGCGAATCAATTCCTTATCCGCGTCCACCTTGGTAAAGTCGGCCAGCGTCTGGATGGCCTGGCTGCCGACGCTGAGCGCAAACTCGGCCCCGGCCTGGTCGCGGGCTTTGGCCCGGTCGGCGTATTCTTCCTCCAGCGCCTGCTTGTCGTCGAGGTAGCGGCGGGTGATGGCCAGCTTTTGCGCGTTGGACAGCCCTTGTTGGAAATACTCGTCGGCGTACTGCGCGTCGAGCTGCTGCCGGCGCACGGCCTGCTCCTCGGCATCGGCCTGGGCCCGGGCCGCGCTGAATTCGGCCGCCTGCTGCCGGCGGCGCTCGATGCGGCGCAGGGCAATGTCCTGGTCGATGGCCAGGATGCGGGCTTCAATCGCGGCCTGCTGGCGCACCCGGTCGGCTTCGAGCTGGAGCAGGTCGCGCTGCAATTTCTCCTGCACCAGCTGGCGCTTTTCGGCCGCGTTGCGGTCAGCGTCGAGGATTTTATTTAGCTCACTGGCGGCCGCCGTGCGCAGCTGCGCGGCCCGGCGCTGCCACTCATTTACGATAAGGCCGTTGCGCTGCTGCTCAATGGCCAGCTCCTCGTCCCGGTCCTTTTGCGCCCGGGCGCGCCGCAGCTCCGCGATGTCGGTGGCCAGCTTCTCGTCGAGGAGTTTGCGCTGCTCGGCAATTTGCTCCTGGGTGCCCTTGGCCGTGGCTTTTTCCTTTTCAGCCGCCGCCTGCAGCTGGAGGATTTTGCGCGCGGTTTCATCGGTGAGCTGCGCGGCCTTCAGGTCGGCAATTTTCTTCTCAACGTCGGCCTGCTCTTTGGCCCGTTTTTCGGCTTCGTCCTGCTCCTTCTTGGCGAAATCGGCCTTTAGCTGCCGAATGTCACGGGCCGCCTCTGCTACAATCACCTTGCGGTCGCCGGCCGTTTTCTTTTCCCCCAGCAGGTCGATGTCGCGCTTGGTGGCGACTTCCTGAATCTTCAGGCGCAGCTCCTCCGCCGACCCCTGCTGCACCAGGGCCAGGGCCGCTTTGATGTTGGCCAGGCGTTCTTTGAGGCTTTCGAGGTCGTTTTTGGCGTCCTCTGCCTTTTTAGCGGCTGCGGCCTTTTGCTCGGCTGCCCGGGCCTGCTCAGCGGCCACCAGCTGCAGGTGGTGGCGCTGGGCCAATTCAGCCGCGTAGTCGTTGAAGCGCTTGGCCTGGGCCGCCTTCGCCTCCGCGCCGTCCTGGCCGGCCAGCGTGGTTAAAATCGACTTGGCATTGGCTTCGGTATTCTTCCGGAAATTGTCGAAGGCCCCGTTGTCAATCTTGAAATCGGCCCCGAAGAAATTGGCCACGCGCTTGCCGGTTTCGACGAGCACGCCAAACGAGTCCACCGCCAGCTGGATGTTGGTCACCACCAGCTTCAGGGGCAGCACGACGGCAAAGGCCATCACTTGGCCGAACAGCTCCAGCGCGCCCTTGCCGCTGCTGAAGCTGCCAAACAACTGGCCCAGCTGGCCCACCAGGCTCCCGATTTGCCCCCCAATGCTGCCAAACAGCGCGCCCAAGGGCCGCAGCATGGTAAAGAGGCTGTTCACGGCGGCGCGGAAGGTTTCGCTGCGGTCGTAGAGCTGCTTCAGGCCAAAGGCCAGCAGGGCCAGCAGCGTGACGAGGATGCCGATGGGGTTGGCCCGCATCGCTGCATTGAGCCCTTCCTGCGCGGCAGTTTGCAGTTCCGTGGCCGTGATGAGGCTGTATTTGCCCTCCACTTCGGTGAGCACGCCCAGGGCCACCAGCTTCTGCAAGGCCAGGCTGCGCAGGGTCGAGGCCTGCGCCTTGAGTTGCTCCGCATTGAAAGCCACCAGCGCCAGGGCCAGCAGGCCAAACGCGGTTTTGTTTTCCGCTACGAACGACGGCACTGCCTTGAGCACGTCCACCAGCAGCCCGCCGAGTTGCAGCACGCGCAGGTACACCGGAATCAGCAGCTCGCCCAGCTCCAGCCGGAACTGCGCGAAGCTTTTCTCCGCCTTGGCCACCTCAGCGGCCGCGTTGGTGTTCTTCTTGTTGAATTCGTCCGTGAGGCTGGTGCCCTTGGCAAACTCGGCACTGGCCAGCGCCTGCTTCTGGCGCACGATGTCGGTTTGGCTGGCCAGCAGGCTCACCACCTTGGTGGCTTCCTGCGACTTAATGCCCAGCTGGTCGAGCGTGGAGACGATTTCTGTGTTGCTGACGCCCTTGAAACTGGCCGCCAGGCGCAGGATAACCTCGTTGGGGTCGTCGTTTATCAGCTGCTGAAATTCGGCGCTGGTGAGGCCAATTTGCTTGCCAAAGCCGGCCGTGTCCTTCGAGGCCGTGAGCAGGATGTTGCTCAGGCCGCCGCTGGAAATCTCGGCCGACAAGCCCAATTCCTGGAACGCGGCGCCCAGGCCCAGGGTCTGGGTGATTTCGGGAGCTAGGTCGCCGAGCTGGCCGATGCGGGCCGTGAAGTCGGCAATGACGGGGCTGGTGGCCGAGCCGTCCGCGCCCAGGGCGTTGAGGGCCGAGCCGATTTTGGTAATGGCCTGGTCGGGCTTGAGGTCGGCCGTGGTTTTAAACAGCTTCTGCAGCCCGCCAATTGACTTGGTGACGTCCTCCACCCCACCGGTGAACTCGTCGCCCAGCGCCACCACGGCCTGGTCCACCGACTGCGTGAACTCGTCCACGTCGCCGGCGGCCACGCCCAGCTGGCCCCCGCCCACGGCAATGGCTTCCAGCTCGCTCTGCGCAGTGCGCGTGTCGATGCCGGCCAGTTGCGCCCGCAGGGCTTTAGCCCCCTCCGTGGTCACGTTGAGGCTCTTTTCCATGTCGGCAATCGAGTCGCTGCCCTTGGTGGCCGCGTCGATGCTCTCGCTGCCCAGCTGCTTGAGGCCCGTGAGCACGGCCTGGACACCTAACTGGATACCGGCAAAGCCCGCCGCCTTTTTGATGAAGTCGAGCACCCCGCCGCCGGCGTTGTTCAGCTCCTCCTTTACCCCCTTCGCCTCGGCGCGCACCTGGGCCAGGCGCGCATCCACGGCGGCCAGCTCCTGGGCTTTGTTGAGGAAGGATTCCGTGTTGGGCGTGAGCTGGCCCAGCTCGCGGTTGAGTTCGCGCGACTTGGCTTTGAGCTGGTCGCTGGTGAGCGAGGTGAGGCCGATTTCATTGCGCAGCTCCTCCATCCGGCCCCGCACCTGGCTCAGTTCCTTATTGGCATTGACGTACTCCTCCGAGCCCTTTTTGAGCTGTTTCATGCCGTCCTGCAGCACCTGGGCCCGGCGGGTGAGGTTATCGAGTTCGGTGCGCGACTGCGAACCATCTATTTCCAGCTTAATCTGGACGTTATCCTGTCTGACGTTGGCCATTAGAGTCGAATGCGGGCGGCGATGTGGGTGCCGGTTTGGGCGGCGTAGCGGGTGGTCACCGCGTCAATGAGGCGGTTGATAGAACTGTAGAAGGTTTTGGCGAACCAGGCCTTGGGGCGTACCTGGCTGTTATCGCGCAGCTTGGCCCGGGCAATGCCCCAGGCAATGCGGTTAAGGGCCACGGCTTTGGTGAGCGGAAACTGCCCGTAGCGGTAGCCCGGCACGTAGTTGAACTGGTCGATGCCGACCTTTTCCACGTAGGCCTCGATGGCTTCGAGGGGCGGCGCTTTCTTGCGGGTAATGCCCTTCATGTCACGGATGCGGCCGTATTCCTCGAAGGCAATGCCCATGCTGGCCACGTGGCGCGCCGAAGCGGCCACCACTTCCGAGCGCAGCGACTGGAGCAGGTCCTGGGTGAGCACCAGCTCCTTTTTCTGAATCGCCACGGCCAGCTCGGCCAGGGCCCGGGCGCTGTAGTTGCCCAGCTCCTCGTCGAGAATGCGCTGAAAGTCGGCGGAGAAATCACTCATGCCCCCAAGATGCGGGCGCGGCTCAGCGGGACGTAGGACGAAAAAAGCCCCGCCGGTTTTGAAAATACCTGGGCGAATCCATACCTTGGATAGCCTATTGGCTACTCATGCGGCTGCGCCTACCAATCCTGATTTTTTCCCAGCTATGGAACACCTTTCCACTTTTACGACTACTCCATTGGGGTGCCTTACCCGGCGCTGCGCGCTACTATTGGCGTTGAGCGGGCTGACCCCGACGGTCTGGGGCCAGAGCTTCGGGCCGGTAACTCTTTACGCTACCGGAGCAGGCACATTTCCTCGTAGCATCGCCTTGGGCGACGTTAACCAGGACGGACGCGTGGATATTGCCACTGCCTGTTTAGGCACGGGCGCCGCGGGCGTTCTCCTGGCCCAGGCCAATGGCTTTGCGCCGGTCCAGCCCTATTCTACCGGTGTAGGAACCACCCCCTCCGGCATCGCACTGGGCGATACCAATGGCGACGGGTGGCTGGATATTGTCGCCGCCAACAATGGCTCTATCGTGTCCCGCCATGTCCGGGTATTACGGGGCCAGGCGGGTGGCTTTGGCACTGCCGCCCTTTACCCGACCGCGAACAGCATGGTTGCGCCACTGGTGGTAAAAACCGGCGATGTCAACGCCGACGGCTTGGCGGATATCATCTCAATTGATGCCAACGACAATGTCGTAAGTATACTGACCGGCCAGGCCACCGGATTTTCTCCGGTCGTTGCCGTTCCGGTTGGTTCAGGCAACACTCCGCAGGATGTCACCACCGGCGATGTGAACGGCGACGGGCGACTGGATGTGGTAACCGCTAACTGGAACCGAACGGTTAGCGTCATGCTGGCACAAGCCGGGGGTGGATTTGCCGCCCCCAGCACTTCCCTGAGCGTCAACCTCAGCGTGCCGAGTAGCGTGGCCTTGGGCGACGTGAACCGGGACGGCCGCCCGGACATCGTCGTGGGCGGGACCAGCAGTTACGCCAGTGTATTGGTGGCCCAGGCCAGTGGCTTCCCGGCCACCAGCTCAAATTATTACACGGGTGGCTCGTCGTCGCGTTATATAGCGCTGGGCGACCTGAACGGCGATGGGTGGCTGGACCTCGTCGCGTATGACGGCAACATGGTTAGTGTGCTCCCCGGCCTGGCCCAATACCCGGGCGCCTTTGGTTCTGCCGTCACGTATGCGACGGGTGCCAGCAGCCAGCCGGGCGGGGTGGCCGTGGGGGACGTGAATGGAGACAACCGCCCCGATATTGTGGTGGCCAACTCAAGCACTCACACGATTGGCGTCCTGTTAAATACCGGTACCTACACGCCATTGGCTGCCACGGCCCCGATAGCCGCCGACATCCGCCTCGCACCCAATCCGGCCCGCGGCTATTTCAGTGTGCTGCTACCAGCCACTGTGAGCCCCCGCAGTGCCGAGTTGCTGAATACCAAGGGCCAGGTGGTGCGGCGCACTACCGTAGGCGGCCCCAGTTTCCAAGTGGAGACGAACGGCTTGGCGCCCGGCCTTTACATTCTGCGCTTGCAGACGACCAGCGGTGTACTGACCAGACGCGTAGCGGTGGAATAGTGCCGCCAGCTGAACCGGTTCCCTTAGGCCGCTTGCCTGCTGCTGCGGGAACCCTTCTACCGACCAGCTGAGCGTCAGAAGGCACCAAGCGGCCTCAACAAAGGATTACCCAAACAGCCCTATCAGCCGCTTTCGCTGCCAGTACACCAGCCCCGCCGCGACAGCCAGCAGCCACCAATAGCTCAGGCCGGATGCGGTGGTAGCAGTGGCCACGGCATCCGGCGCGGTGGCGGCAGCCCCGCCCCGCTGGCCGGCCTTGGTGTTGTCCGTCGCGCTGCCGGCGCCGGTCGCCACCGGGCCCCGGGGCTTGGTGACGGTGGTGGCCACGCTGCCGGTGCCAGTGGCCAGGCTGCTGTTTTTAAGTTTAGTGGGTAGCACGCCGGCGCGGGCCAGGTTCGCCGCCTGGGCCTTCTGCCACTGCCGGCGCTGGCGGGGTGTGCTGCCGACCGGGGCCGGTACCAGGTACGCGGGCAGCCGGGCCAGCGCGTCGAGCGCCGGCGGGCAGGCCACTTCCACCGGCAGCGGCTCGGCCCGGTTGAAGACGTTGGGGCCGGTACCGGCGCAGCTGGCCAGGCTCAGGGAAACGGCCAGCAAAAGCAGGGTCGTGCGCATGGACCTAGCTATCGAAGCGGGTGAGGTTGTACTTCCGGATGATGGCAATCAGCTTTTCCGGATACTGGCTGTCGGTAGCGTAGCCACACTCCTTGAGCAGGCGGGCCTCCATTTCGAATGTATCGACCTTGAACAGGCGCTGGTAGCGGCTCAGGGTGCGAAACAGCAGCACGCGGTCGGCGAAGGCGGCTTCGGGCGTGGGGTACTTGCGAAACGCGGCCAGTACGGTAATGAGCTTGCCTTTTACCTCTTCCTTGGTGGGCAGCGTCACCACCGGGCCGCGCCACTTGCTGCCGGCCTTCACGCCGAAAAAGTTGTTGGCGCTTTTCGTCAGGCCGGATTCGCCCCAGCCACTTTCCAGAATGGCCTGGGCTAGATTGATGGAGGCCAGCAGGCCGGTCCCGGCGCAGGCTGTTTGCGCGGCGGGCGCGTAGCGGGTAATAAAATCGGTGGGGGTCATAAACTACTCTTTCTCGGCTTCGCGCCGGCGGCGGGCCTTTTTGGCCAGGTTGAAAAACACGGTGTGCACGCGGGTATAGGACACCTGCTCGTAGGTGCCATAGGTGCCCTGCTCAGCCAGGTCGGCCAGCACCTCCAGCACCTGCGTACCGTCGCCGGTGGGCGTGGGGCGGCCGCCAGGCCCCTGCCCTTCCGGCACGGGCGCGGCTTTGCTGAACAGGTCGGCGTAGGCCTGGTGGATGTAGCGCTCGGCGTCGAGGAAGCGGTGCAGCACCACCATTTTCAGGGCCAGGGGCAAATCGGCCAGCTCCAGCGCCCGGGCCTCGGCCAGCTTGGCGTTGTACTTCTCGCGGCGCTGGCCGTCCCAGGCTGGGTCGTTTTCGTCGAGGCCTGGCACGGCCGGCCGGCAGAGCGTGGCCACCAGGCTGTCGAGGGCCGTGAGCTGCGGGGTTTTGGGTTTGGCAAACAGGTGGAAGTACAGACTGGCCAGCGCGTACTCCACCAGCACGGCATCGAGCAGCTTGGCCTCCGGCAGCAGGTAGGTGCGGCCCCGGTGCTCGAATTGGGTAAGCGCCGCCCCTTCCAGTTTCCAGGCCCAGCCCACCTGGGCGCACACGTCCCACAATTGGTCGGGCGTGAGCCGGCGCACGTCCTTCTCGCGCACTTTCGGGCACCAGGCCCGCACCACCGCCAGCCGGGCGGCCACGGAATCGTGGGCCAGGTGCGGGGCGGCCAGGCGCAGCTGCGCGGGGGTGGCTTCGGCCCAGCGCTCGGGCAGGGTGTGGGGGCGGCCGTCGAGGCGAAACCGAATCATGGAACGAGGGGGCTAACGGTGGCGGGTTCTTCCGGCGGGGCCGGGGCGGCCGGCTCCGGTACCGGCGCGGCATCAACTGCGGCATCGGCGGCGGCATCGGCCGCGCGGGTAATGCGCTTTTGCAGCAGGTCGGCCACGCTGGGCTCGACCAAATCCAGCTTGCCGAAGCTGATAATCAGCCGGCGCATGTGCACGATGACAAAGGGGGCCATGGCCAGCTGCGAGAGGAAAAACAGCCCCTTCTCGTGCTCGGCAAACCCATGGGCAAAAGCCAGCAGCACGGTATAGGCCAGCAGGCGCAGCACCAGGTTGCGCGGCACCAGGCGCTGGCCCAGCACCAGGTTGTTGGTCAGCACGTCGAGCACCACCAGCACCAGCAGGGCGTAGTAGCTGTAGGCCGGCGACCAGATGTGCGCGTCCACGAAGCCGCTCACGCCGGCAGCGACAACGGCCAGAAACTCCACGGTCAGAAAACGGGGGCTCGTGCTCATACCCAAAACGCGGCCGAGCCGGCATTGTCGCGCACCTGCACTGCCTGCGGGGCGGCGGCGGGCGTGCGCGCATCGAGGTAGGCCACGAGCTTGGCCTGGTAGCGGTCGGCCGTGGCCGAGGCCTGCTGGCTGAGCGCCGACACGGCTTCGGGGCGGGCGGCCTGGCGCTCGCGGATGGCTTCGTTGTCGGTGAGCAGGCGCAGGCTGGCCCCGCTCAGGGCCACGCTCAGGCTGAGCACGCCCTGGGCGAAGGCCCGGTGCGCGAGCACGGGGCGCACCAGGCCCAGCAGCTTGGTGGTATCGGGGCTGGGGGCCTCGCCGCTGGCCAGGCCCTCGCGCAGCTGCTCCAGCAGGTCCTGACCCAGCACGTCGCCGATTTCAAACGCCTCCACCTGCCGCAGCGTGGGCAGCAGGGCCAGAAAGAAGCGCCGGCTGCCCCCGGTGGCCACGTACTGGCCCAGCTGCGCGGCCGAGCCGAGGAGGAGGCGCTTGCGCGAGCGGTACTCGGCCGAATCCAGTTCCTCGGCGTATTCGGCCGCGTGGGCATCGAGCCAGGCCAGGGCCAAGTCGAGCAGCTTATCGGCCGAGGACGCGGCCGCCTCCACGAAGTTGTTGTACACCCACTGGCGGGAGGGAGCAGCTTTTTCAGTGCTGGCCTCCACCAGGCCCAGGTCGCCGAAGCCTACGCTCAGAAACGGGGCGGCCTCCAGCACCACGTAGTAGGCCAGCGCGGCGCGGAACTTCTCGCGCAGGGCCACTAGGTGGGCCGGGGCCTGCTCGGCCGGCAGATTGCCCAGCTGCGCCACCAGGCCCTCGCCCAGCACCGGCCCCAGGTGCAGCGCCTCGGCTTGGCCGATGAAGCTGAGCAGCGTGTCGGGGTTCAGGTTGCGGTGCACCGTGCCCAGGTGGGCCTTTAATTCGAGTACATTATTGAATAGCATGGCCTTACATGGATTTGTTGGCCACCTTCTGCTGCCCCGTGGGGTTGTCGGCAATGGTGGTGATGTCGATGTCCTCGAAGCCGAAGAAGTGGGCCGGGTTGAAACCGCTGATTTTGTGGGCCGCCTGCAGGGTTTTGAGCAGGATTTTGCGCTTTTGCGGCGTGCGCAGGGCGATGTGCAGCTGGTAGCTGATGCGCTTTTCACTACCGCTGCCCCCGAACTTGCCGCCGGTGTCGATGCCGGCCAGGCTCGGGTCGATGCCGTGGGCGCTGGTGTGGGCAATGTTGGCCTGGGTGTTCACCGAGTCGTAGGCCTTGTCGCTCATCTTGTTCTCGATGGGCACGATTTCCCAGCCCGGCAGCGGCTTGCCGGTGGCGTCCACCGCGAACTTCGAGACAAAGGCCTTGTCGGCGTTTTCCACGCCGCTGAGCATCTCGTTCATGGCCCCCATCAGGGCCAGCTCGGCTTCCTTGCGCTTTTCGGGCGTGTCGCCGAACTGGTCGAAGTAGCCCTGGGGGATTTTGATGTGGTACTTGAGGTTGTAGCCGTTGTCGAGCCCCGAGTTGTGGAAGCGCGGCACCTTGTTGCTCACCTGCGTCCACATCTTCGAGCCCCAGTACGGCGGCACGTCGTAGTATTTCTGGCCCGGGGTCCAGTCCCGCCCGTGCAGCAGGCACTCGCCGAACTTACTTGGGCTGAGCGGGTCGTAGGCCGGCAGAATTTTGGCCTCGTCGGCGCGGAAGTGGCGCCAGTCGTGGTGCAGGGCGTAGCGGTCCGGCCGGGCTTTAGTCGTGACCAGGGCCCGCACCACCGTGGCGTCGAAGCTCTGGATGCTTTCCACGTAGGTTTTGCTGGCCAGCGAGAGCACCGCGAAGTAGTTGGCGAAGCCTTCGAGGTTGTAGGCCAGGCTCTGCATGGCAGAATCGCCGTCGATGGCCTCGAACCAGGCCTCCATCTCGGTGTCCAGCACCGGCTCGACGACGATGTTGCCCTCGACGATTTTGCGGGTGAAGCAGCCGATGCGCGAGCCCAGCAAAAAATCGCGGGCCGTGGTGATGAGCTGCGGCTTGAGGTGGTTGCTGTAGATGAGGGCCAGCATCTCCTGCGGCTGCAGGTTGTTTTTGCCCCAGGGCGCAATCTTCAGCCCGCCGCTGGTGAGCGGGGCGGCCCCGTAGTTCACGTCCTCGGCCTTGTCGCTCCTAGTCAGCTCCACCAGGGCCTGGGCCCCGGGCAGGAGGAAGAGCCCGCCTTCTAATTCCCGAATGTCTCGTTGCATGGCTTAGGCGTGCAGGATGCGCTGCCCGTTGAAGTGGGTGAGCAGGCAGATTTTGAGGGCGAAGGATTTATTGGTGGCGCAGTCCACCAGTTGCAGCGTGCCCTTCTCTTTCACCTTGTAGCGAAAGCCGCCGCTGGTGGCGCTGGCCAGCGGCCCGACCCCGGACAGGCCGCCCTTGCGCACGGCCGGCTTGCTGCCCCGCGTGCCGTCCGTTTTGAAGTACTCCAGCGAAAAGGCGCGGCCCTGGCCACTCTCCTCGTGCTGGTCGATTTCGGCCAGCACCGTGCGTAAATGAATCCGTTGCATGGACTCAAATTGCCGTTTTCACCGGCCGGCGGGTAGGACGAAAAATTATTATTGCGTGCTTTTGACCTACGAGCCAGAAAATCAGGCACAATGGCCGGCCAGCAGCCCGATTTTTATTGCGTGACCCACGCGAGAGAGCGCGCCCTTTCGCGTTTGGCAATTGCCAATCGGGCAATTTTTGAGGAATATATGAACGGGGGTGCGGGATGGGCCAGAACGCAAAAACGGCCCTAGCACTATTGCCAGGGCCGTTTCTTGGGTGTAGTCGATGGCAATTGCCATTGCTTCAGTAGCTGGTACCTTGCACGCATGATGCCAAAGCACCCTCAAGGCTGGCTTAAACCTACCCTCGTTTGCCTGAGTGCGCTCACTGTGTCTGCATTAGCGCACTGGTTGTTGCTGAATGCAGCACTCAATTCCCGCTACGGTTTTGGGCTGTTACTAGCAATAGTCCTCACAGAATTACTGTGGCTTATCTATCATATCAGACAAGGGAAGTGGTTTGTGGCATCAGTCCCGCTATTAGGGTTTGGGGTGGCTGTCTTGATGCTTTTAAGAATGTTGATACTGGAAGAAGCTACCCCGTAAGCGCTTGGCAACAGCAAGGGCAATCTATTCCCGGCCCAGGAAGTACACAGGTTCATAGGCCTGGGCCTGGCCAAAGAGGTGGCCGTACTTGCGGTAGACAATGTTATCAAAGCAGTCGCTGAGGTGGGTGGCCCGCTCCTGGTCGATGCTGCTTTTCTCCGAGTTCTTGTTCTTGGTCCAGTCGGGGTTGATGGGCGACTGCTGGATGGAGATAATGAGAAACTTGCACTTGTTACGGTTAAACCGCATCACGGGCAGGCGCGGGTTGTGCTCGGCCAGCAGCTGGTTGATGGCAATGTGCTTGAGGCGGTGGTCGGGGTCGAGGCCCTGCACCATGAGCGTGGACTTCCAGCCCCGGGCGGCGAGCCCCTGCTGGATGGTTTGGTAGAGCGTTAGGTTCGAGCCCACCTGCTTGTTGTTGCCGTTGCGGTCGCCGTAGAGGAGCAATTCCCTGCGCTCGTGGCTCTCGTAGGTATCGCAGAACTTCGCCACCAGCGCGTCGAGCACGGTCGTAGCGCTCTGCTTGACCCAGAGCGCATCCAAGCAGCGAAATTCCATGCCGTGCTCCTGGCACACGATAAGGGAGGTAAAGGCGGCGTTGAAGTCAAAGCTCAGCTCCAGCAGGCGCCTGGGGTCGCGGTCCGAATCGATGCTCAGCGTGAGCCCGGTTGCGTCGTCGTGGACGTAGGTGTAGGTTTTCCAGACCCCGTGCTTTTCCTCCGAGAAGCTGGGGTAGAATGAATTGGGCAGCTTGGTGAGGCGCTTGTTCATCACCTCCACGTCCCACTCCAGCGGCGTCATGCCGTTGCGCAGGTTGCGGAAGTACTCCTCGCCCAGCACCACCGCATTGTCGTAGGCATTGCTTTCGAGGAAGAACACCTGCTCGGGCTCCTCCTTGGCCCGGTCTTCGGTTTTGAACACCCACTGGCCCGAGGGCAGCCACGGCACGGACGTATAATCGCAGAAGGTCTGGTGCAGGTAATGCTTGAAGCGGTAGATGTTGCCCCGAATCATTGGGGCGAGGATTTTATTGACGTGCTCCTCCTTCACCAGGGCCGACTCGTCGATGTGCCCGCCGTCGTAGTTGCCGCCCCGGGCCAGTTCGGCCCGGTCCATGCTCAGCAGTTGGATGGTATAGCCGTTGAGAAACGAAATGACGTTCTCGTAATTGCTCGGGGCCTGGTAGGGCTTAATCCAGTCGGCCGGCGGCCGCTTGCCCTTCACGTAGTGCCCGAAGCCGGTTTTGGCATCGTACTCGCGCAGCCCGTGGGCCTGCCAGGCCGCCTCCATGGCCGGCACCGTGTTGCTGGTGAGCTGGGTGTAGGTCAAGCCGGCCAGGAACACCTTGGCCCGGGGCAGGAAATTCATTTCTACCCGGGTCTGGTGGCCGGCCACGGTGGTTTTGCCCGAGCCGCGCCCGCCCACGAAGGTGCGCCGCTTCTGCTTGGCCGCCAGGAACTGCCGTTGCTTTTCGTTGACGTAGATGCGGCGACGAGGCCCCGGTTGCTTATTGCTCATCGCGGCCCTCCTCCCCTACTTCTTCAAAGTCAATGTCTTCGGTCGCCTCCTGCTCGCGCAGCACGGCCGGGTCGGTGCTGAAGTCCATCGGCACGGGAATCAGGAAGGCCCGGGGGTCGAGCACGGTCTTCTCGGCTTCGAAGAGGCCCAGCAGCTTGTCCGCGTTCTCGGTGGCGCGAATCGCCGCGCCGATGTCGCCGCTTTGGCGGGCCAGGTTGGCCAGCAGCTTGTAGTTCTCGTGCGAAATGACGCGCTGGCCCTTCTTATCAACTTCCTCCACGCTCCCGTATAGGGCAATGCTCTCGCGCACGATGGCGTAGAGCTGCGGCTGGCTCAGCCCCCATTCCTTCTCCAGCGTGGCCAGCACCTGGGTGCGGCCGAAGCCGAGGCAGAGCAGCCCGTGGGCCTTGCGGTACTTGGCCAGCATGTCCAGTTCGTCGGGCCTGAGCTCGGCCCCCTCGACCAGGTGGGCGCGGTATTTATCGAGTTTATCGGGTTTGCCTAATTGTTTCATAAAAAAGCGGGATTGCCACCGAAGTAGCAACCCCGCTCAAGGCCTGGGTAGGACCCGATTGCCTATCTTTACGGCTCATTCATCGGTTTTGAGATGCCGGTGGGTGAGCTGAAAGGAAAGGCCCGGGTGGTAGACCGGGCCTTTCTTCGTTTACGGCGGTCGCCCGCTGCATCCTACCACTTGCCCCACGAAAGGGCGGGGCGCTGGTGGCGTCGCTCGTGCTCGTGCACGCGCTGCCGGTGGTGGACAAAGCGCCGCGAGGCCCGGGGGGCTTGCTGGAAGTGAGCCGGGGCCGTGCACGTGGTGAGCCCCAGGCTCAGCAGCACGGCCAGTAGCAGCCGGCTCACGCTTGCGGCAGCGCCAGCTGCATGTCCAGGTGGGCCAGTTCCACGCCCATCTGGGCGATTTTCTGCTCCAGCTCGGCTTTCTTGGCCTCCGACGTCGCCTTGGCCAGCTTGCCCTTGGCCTTGCTCAGGTTCGAGCGCAGGTTCTGGCGGTCTTTGGCCAGCTGGGCCCGGTCCATCACCGGCGCGGCTTCGGCGGCGGGCTGCTCGTCGGCCACGGGTTCGCCGGCAATGAGGCGGCGGCGCTGCTCGGCCAGGGCGTTGTACTGGTGTTGCAGGCACAGGATGTCGCCCACCACGCGGGGGCCGGCGCCCTCGGGCAAGTCGGCCAGGCTGTTGCTGAGCTGGCAGCGCTGATTGTAGAGACCCTGCATGAGTTCTGTCAGGGCGTCCACGTCGGCCTGCACGGCTTCGGGCACTTCCCCCGGGGTGGGCTGCTCGACCAGGGGCGTGAGCTGCGCGGCAACGTCCGGCACCACGGGCGACGAAACCGCGCCCTGCACGTCCTGAGCGAAGTGGTTCAGCACTTCGGCAACGTCCTGCAGCCGGCCCTGGCAGCCGATTTTCACCAGCTCGTAGCGCAGCTTCTCGCGGTTGCCGGCCGACTCCTTGCGCAGCAGCAGGTTCACTAACGTGCGGCCGCCGCCGTGCTCCTGCAGCAGCAGTACGCCGGTGCGGTAGTCGGCACTGGCCCCGGCTTCGAGCCAGGTAATCACATTTTCTAAGGGGTGTCCCATACGCGGCTAGCTTGGATTTCAGGTTGGTTGAAATCCAAGCTAGCCGCGGGGGCCGGCGGCCCGTAGGACGGAATCAGCGCTCGCCGAATCAGCGCTCGCCGAGCAGGTCGCGAAAGGTCTGCACGGCGGCCAGCTGGTCGGCGGTGGCCAGCCATTTGAAAGGCTCTAGCGCTTGGCTGGTTTCGCACAGCTGCTGCTGGCCTTCGCTCAGGTACTCATCGAGCAGCGCCCGTAGCGCGGTGAGCATGACCTCGGCCCCTTCCGTGTAATCGGCCAGCCCGTCGTCGAGCGCGGCCTGCAGTTCCTCGTTGGCCTGGGCCCGCCGCACCAGAAACGGCGCCAGCGGCGGCAGCGAGGAGAGCGAGTAGCGGGCAAGGGTCATGGCAAGGAAAGCGGGTTGCGCGGCAGACCAATGCTAGGCGGCCTCCCAGAATGAAACGTTCTCGGCCAACACCAGGCTGAGCAGCTTGCCCTCGGTATGGCCTTCTAATAATTCAATAACTTGCCCGATGGTTAATACCCCCTGCACGTACTCCGTGAGCAGCCACCGTTCGTAGGGGCCGGGGGCAATGGATTCGCAACGGGTAACGGTGAGGGCCGATTCCACTAATTGGCTCCGCACGGACAGCGTGTTCATGCCGCAAATTTCCAACGCACCGACTTGCCGAACAACCTGCAAAAAGTCCTATCCTTAACCATTGCGTGATGCTTGTGTGCGCAAATCCGCTAAAAAGCCCCGCCGGGTGGGCGGGGCTTTTTCTAGCAGAATAATGCACACACAATACGGTAGCGGCCTACTACTTATACGCTAGCTTATACGGTAACGTCTTGCTACTTGCCGGCTTCGGTGGCCGCAGTGGCGAGGGCTTTGGCCGCGGCGGCCGGCGACTTCTTTTTCAGAATGTGGGTTTTGCCCTCCATCCGTTCGGCCAGCTCGTCCGTGATGTGGTCGAGGGGAATGGTGCGGCCTTCAAAATAGACGCCTTTGAGCCCTTTGGTGTGTACCAGCTCATACTTGGTCAGTGCCATTGAGTGAGTGTATTAGGTAAGAAAATGGATGGATTGGCCCGCAGGCCCGGCGACGATTAGGCGGCCCCGAGCAACGGAATAGCGGCCGTGTAGTAGTAGGGCACGTGGGTAAAGCCTTCGCCCGAGAACTTAAAGTCCGTGCCGTTCTTGTCGCCGCCTTTCTTGCCCGACTTGTAATCGTGCTCGAACTTCACGCCGCGCCGCTCGTCGCCGCAGATGCGCAGGTTGCCGTTGCTGTCGCGGCCAATCACCACGAAATCGCCGTTGAGGGCCGCCTGAATCACGGCATCGGTTGCGGCCGCGCCCCGGGGCACGTACACGTTCAGCTCGTGGGTGATGCTCTGGTTGCCGGCGTCCCCGCCCGACTTGTGGTTCACCTCGCCCGAGTCCTGGGCAAACTCCCACTTGGCAAAGCCGCAGCCATCCTTGGGCACAATGGCCGTGGAAATGGTCACTTTATCGGCGCCAGGCGCGGGGAAGGTTTCGATGTCGCGCCGACGAATCACGTGCAGGTCGGTCAGGCCACCGGGGTTGGGGCAGTCGTCGAGCACAATGTCCGTGATGGGCACCACCACGCAGGCCAGGGCGCTGCCGCCGGTGCCCACCATCAAGGTGATGAAGGCCGCGCCGTGGGGCACGTAGGCCGCCACGGCCTGCGCCTGGTCGGGAAACTGGTTGAGGGCCAGGCCCACCAGGGCCAGTAGAAAGGTGCACGCGCTGAGCACCGAAAGCATTTTTTTCATGATAAGAAATACTGAATGAGAAAGCCAGCTAATAGACTGAGATGCAGTGGGTGGGCTGAAGCACGGGCCCCGGTGGCCGGGTAACCACCGGGGCGGGCTGCTTAGGCCGGGTCGGGCTCGGCGGCTTCGGCCGTGATGAAGGCGGCACCCGCTTCCAGGGCCAGGTCGTTGCACCACACGTACTCGGCGATGCTCAGGTCCGGCGCGGCCTGGAAGTCGCACATGATGTCGATGTTGCGCTGGTGCTTCTCGATGATGAACGAGTTGGGGCCGCCGCCCAGCGGACCGGTCAGCCACACCAGGTTCTCGCGGGGCGTGACGATAACGCCGCCGGTGTCGGCCAGGCCCGGCTCGGGCGTGATGGTGATGGTCGTGCCGTCAATGGTGGTGTGCTGAAAGCCGCCGGTGTTGTTGGTGTTGCCGCCGAAGGTGTTGCGGTAGTCGCGGTTGTAGAACGTGGCCACGCTGGGCTCGACGAGCATCACCAGGTTGCGGTTGCGCATGTGGGAGGGCACCTTGTCCGAAATGCCTTCGAGCTGGTCGATGGCGTTGGTCTGGGTGATGGGCGCGCCGGCGAAGATGTTGCCGGCCGGCACGATGCCCGCTTTGGAAAGCAGCGGCAGCAGGCCATCAAACACGCGGTTGGCGGTTTTCTTGTCCTTGTTGTAGACGCCCTTGAACACGGCGTCAAGGTGCATTTCCTCCTTGGCGCGCTCGGCCAGCTTGTCGATGATGTACTGCTGGAACGGCACGTCGTACACCGAGCCCTGCTTGCTCTTGGCAATGCGGCCCAGGTAGCCCTTCCACATGGCCAGGATGTCGGAGGGCTTGAGGGTGTAGTCGATTTTGCACTCGCGCACCTTGCCGATGCGGTTTTTAAAGCCCACTGTGCCCTTGGGGTCGAAGGTGTCCTTGCCGCCGGGCTGCAGCACGCTCGACACGAACATCTGCGTGAGGGCCAGCTCGTCGGTCACGTCGGGAAACAGGCCCATGTAGTCGAGGAACGACTGGCCGGAAATGAGAATCGTCGAGAGCAGCTGCTCCGACTCGCGCAGGGTGTAGCCCTGCATTTTAGCGGGCAGACCCGAAAAATCAATTGCTTGTGCGGACATACGTCAGGTAGGCGGGAAAGCGAATGCGTGAAAAAATGAATTGAAATGACTTGATAGGCAGGCCGGTCTATTGCTGCCCCACGCGCTTCTTGGCGCTGGCAATGGCCGAGTCGGCGGCCACTTCCCACGAAGCTTTGGCCTCGGGCTGCTCGCCGTCGAGGTGGTTGCTCTCGTCCTCCTGGCGGCCATCGGTGGCCTGCTGCGCTTTTTTCCACTGCTCCAGCGTGGCCACCTGGTCGTTGGCGGTGGTCAGCGCAGCTTCGGTGGTGGTGAGCTTGTCGGTCGCGGTTTTCAGCTCGCCCTGGGCAGTGGCCAGTTCGCCCCGCACGGTGGCCAGGGTTTCTTCGGCGGTGGTTTTGGCCTGCTCCAGGGAGGCGATTTTATCCTCGGCCGATTGCAGGTTTGCTTCGGTGACCGCGTCGGTGCCCGACTTGAGGTTCAGAAAGCCTAAGACTTTGGGAAACTTGATGTCCATGCGTGATTGAAATTGTGGGTGAATGATGAAGCGGAATTGCCCGCCCACTCGCCCGATTGGGCCAGCTGAGCGGCTTTGTTGACAGCATCCTGAAGGGAGCCAATGGCATCGACCAGGCCGTGCTTTTTGGCATCGGCGCCCCGGTACACCTTGCCGGTGAACACGTCCTCTGTGGTGCTCAGCTTGCCGGCGCGGCCGCGCTCGACGGCCGCGATGAAGGTTTCGCCAATCTGGTCGAGGTCGGCCTGCACCGCGGCGCGCACCACGTCGCTGAGCGGCTCCACGGGGTTCAGGCGGGCTTTGTCCACGGCCCGGCTGGAGCGCAGAATTTCAACTTTGTAGCCGTTCTTCTCCAGGTAGGCTTCCTGGTTGATGCTCATGCAGAGCACGCCTAGGCTGCCGGCGTAACCAGTTGAAGCCGAGTTGAGGTAGATAAAGGCGCACTGCGAGGCAATCCAGTAGGCGGCGCTGGCCACCAGGCCGTCGCCGTAGGCCACCACGGGCTTGCTGGCATTGCGAATGGCCTGGGCAAACTCTTCGGTGCCATCGACCTGCCCACCGGGCGAGTCGATGTCGAGCACAATGGCCGATACTTCAGGGTCGCGGATAGCGGCATTCAGCATGCCTACTAAGTCCTTGGTGCCCAGGGAGCAGTAGCCGCCGCGCTTCTGGATGGTGCCCTGCACCGGAATCACGGCCACTTTCGAGCCGCTGGTGTTGGCGCTGCCCGGGCGGGCCGCGGCGCTGACCCCGCCGGCCGTACCGGCCAGCAGCTGGCCGATGCCGGTGGCCAGGTTCAGGCCGTGGCCTTCAGGTTTGGCGTCGAGGCCGGCCCGCTCCCCGGCCTGCGTGACCCACATGGTGGGGTAGCCGTCGGCCATGTGCGAGTATTTCCAGGGCTTGGCCTCAGCGGCATCGAGCGCCGGCAGCCCCTGCTCCAGGCGAGCGAAGATGGCGGCTTTGGCAATGGCATAGAACTTGGCTTCGAGGGCCCAGCAGGAGCTGGAAAGCAGGTCGTACATAAGGACTCCGCGGTGATGGCGGCACACAATGTTCGCCTGTTGGCCAGCCCACCCATAGGACGAAAAAACCCCCACTCCTCAGGCGTGGAGGTCGGGGGCTGGACGGAGCAATTAGAGAAGCAATTAGGAGGGGACGCCGTAGGTGTTCTTCAGCTCGGTGAAGTTGTCGCGAATGCGCTGGCGGGTCATGCTGCCATTGAAGAGGCGGATTTCCACGATGTCGAGCCCGACCAGCGTGTTGTAGACGTCGAGCATGCCGGCCCCCACCCGAAACGGGGTGAGCGTGGTGTCGATGCCGGTGCTGCGGCTGTCCGAAATCCCACCCACGTCGTTGACGTAGGTCGTGGATTGGGCCGCGTCCACCACGAAGGCCAGGATGCAGAGGCCGGCCGGCGAGGCGCTGGGAGAATAGGTTTCAAAGCCCAGGAAGTGCTGAATGAACTGCGACCCAAACCGCATTAAATCGTTCATTTTGTAGCGCTCGACGCTACCATAGCCGCAGATGTTGCGGTTGGCGTAGCCGTTGGGGAACCGCACCACGGCGAAGAGCGTACGCGGGCGGTTGCCGCCGAACGTGGCCGGCAGCGGGGCGGCCGTTTCGAGGTAATCCCCGCCCGTAAACCGCACGCAGGCGGTGCTGGGCGCACCGGCCGGGGCGGTGTTGGCCACGTAGGCCGGGGCCACGTTGGAGGCCGCGTACGCGTCATAGGTGCTACCGCCCAGGCCCGTATTGGGCCAGGTATTGACACCGGTCAGGGCCGGGTTCAGCGCGCTGGCCTTGTACTGCAGGATCATTTCCGGGCCCGGCGGCCGGGCCACGAGGGTCAGCAGCCGCCTCATGCCTTCAGTTCGATAAGCGCCGCGCCGGCCCGGTCGGGCAGGCAGCCGAGCACGTCGCCGGCCACGACGGTAATGGGCACGGCCGCGGCCGCGCCGTTTACGGTCCAAGCCACCGAAACGGCACCGGTCAGGGTTTGCAGCGAGTAGGTGCCCGCGTACTTGCTGCTGATAATCGTCTCGGCGTAGGCTGCGCTGTCGCCAGCGAACTGAAAGCCGATTTCGTTGGGCATCTGTTGGGTCACATACCGTACCAGGTAGTCCTTGCGCACCAGGCCGTAGCTATCGCTGTCGAGAAAGGCAAAGTAGTCCGCCGTCGCCCCGTCGAACTGCAGCTGCCAGCGCCCGCGCAAAAAGTTGCGGTCGGCGGGGGAGTCCGTGGACCCATTAATCCCATAGCCGGCCTTCAGCCGGGGCGATTCGGTGAGCAGAAATGGCTCGGAAACCGTGCGCACCCCGCCCACCAGCGGCGCAGGCAAGGCGTTGGGGTCGGTGCCGCTCCCGCCGCCGCCACTGGCCGTTCCGGCGCGGCGGTCGTTCACCGTGGCCCCGGCGGCCCGCACCGTGGCAATCTGGGCGTCGGTGATGACGGTCTGCCCGTAGAGGTTGAGCGTGATGGCGGCACTCCCGTTGCGGACGTCCAGCGTTGCCAGCGAGACGTTCGGCCCGTCGAGGTCGGTGGTGCCGGCGAAGTAGATTTTCCCCTGAAAGTCGGCTTCCTGGCTGACACTGGTCCATTTCTGGCGCAGGGCGTAGGGCGGCCCCAGGTTTAGCGCATCCCCCGCTCCGCCCACCAGGCGCACGTTGTGCAGAATGCCTCCACTCACTTGCAGCAGGTGGCCGTTGACCGTGATGGTGATGCCGGCACCGTCGACCAGGCCCCCGATGATGGCCGGGCCATTGAGCACGCCATCGGCCCGGTTGAAGCGGACGATATTGCCCGGTCCACAGTCAGCCAGGGCCTGCGCCACCTGGTTGTTGGCAAAGGGCCCGAACTGATTGTTGGCGTAGTAGGAAAAGGCCAGCGGAATGGCCCCAAACCGTGGTTGGGTGAGGTCGGTGGCCGGGAAGTATTCCACGGCTTTGTACACGCCGTAGTTCAGCGTATAGGCGTCTTGCAGGTTCACCTGGCCCGAGCCGGTGCAGGGGATGTAGAGGTCGGGCTGGCTGTTGGTGCGGTGGGTAATCACCAGCAGCTTGCCGGCATACCTACCCAGCGCTTCGTCCTGGTAGGCATGATAGAACACACTTTGCCGCAGGAAGCCCACGGGCGCGTCGGGGGCCGGCGGGGCCACCTGCCACCAGTTGGCGTCGTCGAGGCCGGTGGGCAGCGCGTAGGTGCCGCTGCTCTTGCGCTTGTAAAAGCCCTCCACGTTGTTGACCGTGGCAATGCCGACTTCGCCCACGGCAAAGGGAGGCGTGGGCTCGGGCAGCGTAATGGCGCGGAAAGTGGCCCGGGCCTGGTCGGCCGAGCCCCATTCCACCACCACGCCGTTAATGGTGTCGCCCGGCACCTGGTCGCCGGTGCGGAACACGCGGCGGCGCAGCGCGGCCGGCACGGCGGGCAGGCCGCCGCCGTCGTACTGCAGCACGTAGAGCTTGGTCACGGGCAGCTCCACCAGGAAAAACGTGCCCAGGTTCAGCGGGTGGGTGGCGTGGCGGGCCAGCAGCTCCTCCACCGTCACGCCATCGCTGGCCGTACCGCCGGCGGCGGCGCGGGCAGCATTGGTGAGGAAGCGGGCCTGCTTGAAGTTGCCCGGCGTGTGGTTGGGGGAGCCCACGCGGTCGGCCAGCTGCCGGCGCGCATCGTCCACCACTTCGCCCAGCACCAGGCGCATGTCGGCCGGCGTAATCTTCGCTTCGTTGTTGTCGGGCACTTTCGCCAGAATGGTCGAAAACACCGCATTGGGGTCGTAAGTAGGCATCAGCTAAAGCCAAAAGAGAAGCCGGCCGACCAGGCCCGGCGGGTGGCCGGCGGCACGAATTCCTGTTCGAGGTAAAAGGGCGCCCGCTTCGGGAGCGCGCCGGTGAAGGTGAAATCGAGCCCGTTGCGGTCGGTGCCCTTCTTGCCGGTGCCCGTGTCCACGAGCAGCTTCAGCGGCCACTCGGGCGTACCGACCAGCTTGGTGCGGCCGTTGCCCTCGAGGAAGGCCACCAGGTAGCGGCCGCCCGTGAGCCGGGCCACGGCCTCGCTCACGTCGGGCGCGTCGCCGGCAATGACCAGCTGCAGCTTCACTTTGTAGCAGTCGCCCTGGGCGTCGTCGTTGCCTTCCTCGGTGTAGCCGGCCGAGTCGGGCAGGAAGAACAGGTCGGCGTAGTTCTCGGGGTCGAGCAGTTCCAGGGCCGCCGGCACCACGCTGGCCACCGGCGCGGCGTAGCGCAGCACGTTGGCCACCGGCCAGAGGCGCACGGCCCGCACGCCGCCGATGTTAAAGCCGCACGGGGGCGGAATGGAGAGCACCGGCAGCATCAGCGAATCGTCAGGCCAATCGTCGTGAAGCCCACCAGGCGCTGCATGAGCAACTCGAAAGCCTCGACCGTTTTGTAAATGCTGGCCCGGTTGGGCATGCGGGCCAGGCCCACCAGCACGCAGGCATCGGAGTGCTCGGGCCGGGTACCGGTGTGCATGCGCACGCCCCAGCTGGCCGGCACGCGCGCGCTCACCAGCAGGGGCATGAGCTTGCGAAACTTGGGGCTGATGTTGAGCAGCACCTCGTACACGTCGGCCGGGATGGCCACCGCCGCCCGCTCCAGGGTGTAGCAGAAGAAACGGCCGTTTAGATAGAGTTCGCCGATAATGCCGCCGTGGGCCGGCTGCTGGCGTCGTAGTTCAAGGTCTGCGTGGGTCATGCCGCCAAGAAGGCGGATTGGCCCAGCGACCAATAGGCCGCAGGCCGGGGCCCGGTTGGCGGCCCGGGCCTGGCAATTGCCGGGGCGGCAGCGGGCAACGGGCAGCGGACAACCGGCCCCGACCGGCGCCCTGTCCGGGGCCCCTGGCCGGGGCGTGGGCCGAAACTGGCAAATGCTGGGCCGAAACTGGCAAGTTTATTTTTTTACCAGGCCCCGCCTTTTTTTCCCGGTTTTCGTACTCCTTCCCCCCTTTCCGGCCGCCCTACACGCGCACCAGTTCGACGGCTACGGGCTTGCGCAGCGGCAACGTGGCCGACACTTTGCGCACCAGGTACACCACCCCGTCGAGGCGCACCTTGCGGGCCAGGTCGAGCTGGGCCAGGCCGGCGGCCGTGAGCAGCAGCGACTGCTTGAGCACCGTGCCGCGCAGCTTCACGGCCAGCCAGGCGCGCAGCTGGGTTTCGTAGGTACCCTGCGGCCCGTCGAGCAGCGTGGTGAGCTGGCCGCTGGCGCTGGTCGCGCCCAGGGCCGGGTACACCCAGGAGCCGGCCGGCACCTGCACCACGGGCTGAAAGCCGAGGTAGAACAGCAGGCGCAATTCGCCCGAGCGGCTGCCGCCCTCCGGCTGGCCGGCGTGGAAGCCCGGTTGCGACATCGCCGGCAGCGCCTGCGTGGCCTGAGGCGGCGGCACGGGCGGCAGCGGGTTGGGCAGGCTCTCACAGGCCGTGGGCACGACCGGCAGGTAGCAATGGCCCTGCTCCAGCACTTCGCCCCCGCCGTTCAATGGGATGGTACGCAGGCCCGGGCACAAGTAAGCCCAGCTTACGACCGTTAGCGGCCGGCCGCCCGGTACCGGCGTGCTCGTGACGGTGCTCTGGTAGAAGGCTTCCGCTTGCCGCACCAGGCGGGGCCGCAGCTGCAGGGCAGTGAGCGGCCAGCCCGTGGGCAGGTCGGCCACGGTTTCTACTGGCTCGCCCTGCTGCTCAGCCGTGGGCAGCTTCGCGGCCAGCCCCGCCGTGAGGCCGTCGCCCTCGTCTCCGTGGGGGGCCAGCGTGACGCCCACCACCTCGCCGGTTTGCCGCTCCGGCCCTTCGACCAGGCAGGCCGTGAGGTCGAGCACGTCGGCGCTGGCCACCAGGTCGGCCAGCAGGGCCGTGCGCACCCGCTGCGTACCGGCGTCGAGCAGCAGCACTAGGCCGAAGGAGGTGCGCAGCTTCTCCAGCAGCTGGGCCACCGTCAGGGCGGGCACCACGTCGGCCAGGTGAAAGGCCACGTGCGCCGCGTCGCCCCGGTCAAACACCTCCGCGTTGCTCACCACCACCAGCTCGCCCCACTCGCCCGGCAGGAACCGTGCGTCGTCGATTTCAAATCCGGTTTCCTGCAGCACGCTGCGCAGCAGAAACCGCAGCCGGGGCCAGGGGCAGCACGGCAGGTCAATCTGTCCCACCGTGTCAAAGGGCAGCACGCCGTGCTGGCCGTCGGCCGTGTAGATGGCCGTGTCGTTGTTGAAATACGTGAACGTGCCGGTGGCCGGCAACTCGGCCAGGTTCTGGAGCGGTGCGAAGAAATTCACCACGAACTGGCCGGGGGCCGGGTCGTCGTCGCCGCGCTGGCCGACCGCGCCGCGAAAGTCGTCGTTGCGCACGGGAGCAAACACGTAATCATACGCCTCCGGGAAGCGCATCACCTCGTTGGCGTGGTGCATCAGGCCCGGCAGCTGGTAGGTGCTGGGCGTCGAGCCCGGGATTTCCACCGGCCGGTAGCGGGGCACCGACCGCAGCCCGCCCAACTCGAACGAATGCAGCGGCCGCTCGCTGAGCGCGGCGGCCGCGGCGCTCAGCCCATCGGCCAGCGTGAGGCTGTAGCTCGTGGCCGTGGCCGACTTCAGCCGCTGGGTGCCGCGCAGCAGCTGCTGGGCTTCGTCGGCCAGCTCCGCCGGCAGCGTCGCCCCGGGCTCGGTGGCCGCGTCGGGGCGCTCGGGAAAGCCGTAGAGCGGCCCGTTGGGGCCGGCGGGAATCGTGAACGAGTAGGTAAACGCGCCGCGCAGCACGGCGTCGTCGAACAGGGGCGAATTACGCTCCAGCTGCACCGTGGTGCCGGGGCTGAGCCACACCCGGCGGCCGGCGCTGGTTAGGTCAAGCATCAGGCAAGCAGTTAAAAACGGGCGTAGGCAGTGGGGTCAAAAGCGTAGTCGAATTCCAGCGTCAGGCCGCGCAGGGGCGGCTCGTCGCCGCCCACGGCCAGGCTGCGCTTGGGCCAGGCCAGCGGCAGCACGCCCAGGCGCGGGTGCACCTGCCACAGCTCGCGGGCCAGGACCAGCTCCTGCAGCCAGGCCTGCTCCTCGGCCGTGAGCCAGCCCACGGCCAGCTTGAGCTTGCGCTGGGCCTGCACCTCAACCGTCACCCGCGAGGGGGCCGCCCGGCGGTCGGTGGCCAGCGGCGGCCGGTCCACCAGGCTGGCCGTGGCCTCCAGCGTGCCGTCGAGCCGGCCTTCGGCGCGCAGCGTGTCGAAGCAGCCAAAGGAGTTGGTGAACACCAGGTAGCGGCTGCGCGCAGTGGCGGCCACCATTGGGTACATGGCCAGGGGGCTCAGGCCCACGTCCTGGGCATCGTAGAGGCTCACGCTCACCGCATCGGTATTCGGGCGGGGCTTGACCGGAATGGCCAGCAGCCGGAAATCGGGCCCGCGCCCGGCGCTCAGGCTCACCACCTCGTCCTCGACCAGGGGCGCGCCGCCGGCAAAGCCGGTGCGGGTGTAGCTGCGGCGCACGGTGAGCTGGGCGGGGCTGCCGGCGGGGCAGAGCCAGAACAGCCACTCCGGCTGGCCGGGCGTGAGCGATTGGCCGGCCGGCTTCCAGCTCAGGAACGGCGGCTGGGCGTAGGCGTCGAGCCGGTAGGTGAAGTAGTCGAGGGGTCGCCACTCGGCCGGCAGCGCCCCGCGCAGGGCCGTGCGCAGCGGCCCGGTCTGGTACGCGGCTTCGCGGCCCGGCACGAGCACGGCCGTGCGCACGAAGTAGTTGACCAGGTTCTCGTGGCACACCCGCACCTGGCCGGCGGCCGCGCCCACCGGCGGGGCCACGGGCTGCAGCAGGGCCCAGAGCAGCGAATCGAGCCGGGTGCTCACCACGCCCGTGGCGCTGGCCTGCTTCTGCGAGACGAACACCCGCGCAAAGTCGTCGGCCCCGTGGGCGCTTTCGGCCCACAGCTCCACCCGCACCGTGGCCCCGGCCGGGGCCGACACCGCGCACCAGAGCGGCTGGCCCACCAGGTCTACGCCTTCCGGCGCGCCGCCGGGCGCTTCCACCGGCGGGGGCGGGTCTACCATGAAGCGCAGGCTGCGCCGGCAGCTGGCCAGTCCGTCGTCGCGCACGTCGGCCTGGTGCACGCCTGGGGCCACGTTATAAAAGAAGGGGCTCAGCTGCTCCGGCCCGCCGTCGAGGCGGTAGTGGGCCCGGCCGTTAAGGCCGGTGGCGTCCACTTCCACGGTGGTGCCGTCCGGCGTGGTGCTCAGCGTGTAGTCCAGCGCCAGGTCGCAGGTGAGCGGGTCGGTGGGCACAAAGCCGCAGCTGAGGCTGTCCTGCTCCTCGTCCACGCTGAAGTCGCCCACCCCGTCGTGCACGTAGCCCAGGCGGGTGGTACCGGAACACTCCGACCAGAACTCGCCGGAAAAAGAGAAGTCCGCCGGCTGGGCGGCATTGTAGGAGCCGGTAAACAGCTCCACCGCCCGGGTGTCGGTGTTGAAGCGGTAGATGCTATAGGTGGTGATGGTCGTACCCGCCTGCGGGTTGTCGGGGTCGTTGTACACCGTTTCGCTGGTGTATTGCTCCAGAATGGTGATATAGCTCATGCGCCCTGCCCTCCTTCCGGCAGCCATTGGGTGGCATCGTAGCGCACGTCGGGCGCATAGTCGCTCAGCTCGAACTCCAGCCGCCAGCCGATTTCGTTATCGACCGTCAGCGTGGCAATCGGCTCCAGGGCGTGCTCGTTCAGACTGAAGCTGAATGTGCGGGCCTTGCGGTCGCGCAGCATATAGCTGAGCACCTGCAGGGCGATGGCTTCGGCCTGCGCCCAGCCGGCGTCCTGCTCGGCGTAGCTGTCGGCCGGCACCTTCTGCAGCACCACAAAGGCGCAGTGCCGCTTGCCCAGCGGGGCAGTGCCGTCCTTTTCCTCAAAGGCCAGGGTGGGCGTTTCCAGCCACAGGCACGGATACGTCAGGCCGCTGCGCGAGCCGGCCAGGATGCGTCCGGTCGCGCCGTGCACGAAACGGCCGGCCAGGGCCACGTTGGCGGCCGCCAGCCGGCGAAAATAGTCGATGAAGTCGGGGAGCTGTTGGGGGTCCATGTTCCAAAGGAACACGCCTCCGCTACCCGCATTTAGGACGCAACTAGGCTTCCGGGAAGTCCGAAAACAGGTCTTCGCTACTGAGCGAGCCCCGGCCGCCGCGCAGCAGCTTGTCCTTATAGTCGCGGTAGATTTTACGCAGCATCTCCAGGTCGGCGTCGCTGGGGTTGATGTCGTAGTACTTGCAGAAGGAGCGCAGGGCCAGGCGCTCGTTCTGGGTGGCCACGACCTGGCCCTTCACCCACTGGATGAGCTGCTGGTTGAAAAACTTCTCCAGCATCTCGCCAATCTGGCGGGCCGACTCCAGCGTGAGCGAGTAGTGGCGCAGGGCGGTGGGCAGGGTGAGCTTCACCACCGGGCCCTCCTGGTGCTCCTTGCGGTGGAGCTGCCGAAACGGGTGCTTTTCGATTTTCATGCGCACCACGCGGCCCATAAACGTATTCTGGTGAATGGCCCAGGGCTGCTCGGCACCGAATTCTTGCAACAGGAACTGGCGCACGTGGGGGCGCACCGGGATGGCGTACACAGTGGGGGTGCTCACAAAAAAAGAGGTAGTGGTTTTAGCAAAGGTTCGAACAGGAAACGTATCGATTTAGGACGAAAGTGCGCCGTCTGCTTTAGGATTTTGCGACGACAAAGCAGCCTTTACTTTTAGTACCGTATTGGTAGACACATTAGCTAACTCAGCAATATCGCGCACTACCAGCCCACTTTGCAAATGTTTAACCACTTTCGGATACTTGGCCAAAAGCTTTTCTATTTTTTGGACAGAGCCGGTAGGCCGGCCTTTCTGTTTGCCGGCCGCGAAGGCCACGGCCTGGCCACTGCGGATGCGCTGGCTGGTGCGCTCCGATTCCAGCTCGTCCACCTCCATGAGCACCGACATCACCAGGCGCGCCATCGGGTTCACCTTGCCATCGGGCAGCAGGTAGCCCAGCTGCAGGTTGAGGGCAAACACCGACACACCCAAATCGCCCAGCTGCTCCACCACCTGGCGCGTCTCCCGGGCCCGCCGCCCGAGCCGGCTCATTTCCGTCACGAGCACCAGCCGGATGCGGCCGGCCCGGGCCAGGGCCAGCAGCACGTCGAGGTCCGGCCGCTTGGCCCGGGCGTTGCGCGAGCCGCTGAGCTTCTCGGCGATGGTGGCCACCACCTGGTAGCCCAAGCGGTCGGCGTGGCGCTGGGTGTCGATGAGCTGCCGGCCGAAGTCTTGGGATTCTTTACTGACCCGGGCGAAGAGAGCCACTGGCAGCGGGGCATCTTGTCTCATTTTAAACAGGTGGTTTTCGGGCGACAGTTTTGGCGGTGAAAAAACATCCTGGAAACGGGCGTTTTCGGGGTGTTTTTTCACAATACTTTTTTTGAGACAACTTTCAGTAGCATTACTGATAAAAACTATATTTTTTATATTTAATATTACAGCTCACTTTTTATAACTGAGATGAACAAGCAAATTTTCCTCGGACTCCTGGTGGGCATTTGTGTTTTTACTCAAACCTCATGCTCCGACAACCCCTCCACCGGCACTGCTGCGTCTGGTCAAAGCGCGGGTGCCACCACGGAAACCAATAAAGACGGTGTCGCTTCAATGAAAACGGATGAGGCTCCAGCGGCAGACACGGTTAGCACATCAGGGGAGCAAACCAGCTCTACGGCCGACAATTCCCGGCTGGTCAAAGTCGAAGTTGCTATCGACTTCACCGGCGACGGGGTTAACAAAGGGACCAAATTTGAAACGTTGGTGTACAGGACGAACCGTAACCACGCCATCGCTTCTTTTGACCAAATGGATGGCATTGGGGATGACGCGCGCTGGACCCAAACCTTAGTTCTGAAAGACAACACCATTCCCAAAGACAGCCTTAAGTTCACGAAGCTTCACCTCGCGCTCGTTACCACCAGCAACGATAAGGCTTGGGGGAACCCCTTGGCGACATTTACTTACTCCGATGGGACCATCAAATCCTACAAGTACCGTCCGTTTAAAATCGGAACGCATGATGGCTGGTCACACCAAACAGACCAAGATGTATTCGAGTGGTAGGTCATCAGCGCTTGGGGTTGGCTCTGCATTTCGTGGGTCAGCAGTCGTCACCCTGAACCATGGAAACGAATCCACTGCTCCAAGTTCAGCGACTGCTGGTGCACCTTGCCCAGCACCACCAGGCCCGACGTCGCGCTGGGCTGCACGTGCAGCATGAGGGCCACCAGCTCCTCGTAGCTCAGCCGAAACCGGACGGGCTGCTGCCGGGGCCGGCCCACGCGGAACAGCTCCTGCTGCGCCACGCGGCCCAGCCGGGTCACCAGCCGCCGCAGCACCGGGAAGGCCAGCAGCAGCCCGGCCGGCATCGGGGCCGGATAATCGGCCTGGAGCACCTGCATCACCTGCAGGCAGACGTTGCCCACCACGTGCTGCAGCTCGTGGGCCTCGCCCCGCTCCAGCTCCACCATCTGGTCAAGAAACGGGATTCTCATGCCACCCAGCCTTTCTGCGAGAGAAACCGGTGAATCTCCTCGTTGCGCTCCAAGTCGATAATCAGGGCGCTGGCCACCAGCTGCGGCCCCCACTTGTCAATCATGCGCCGCAGGCCCTCAATGCCGTACTGGCGGGGGTTGGCCACGGGGCGGTTGAAGTAGAGCTCCCGGGCAAAGAAGGTGCGGCCGGCCTGGCCGGGGCCGGAGATGAAGTAGACGATGGCCTTGGTGTGCGGCTGCTGGCGCTGCCAGCTGGCCGATAGCTGAGTAGACATGATTTTTGAGATGAGAAAGGGGAATGATTAGGCCACGGCGGGCCGGGAAAAGTGCTGGTAGAAGCGCTCCAGGGCCGGCGGGCCCAGCTGGCGCATTTTGGCTTCGTGGTAGCGGTAGAGCTCCAGCATGGTCTTGGCCTGGGCCCGCTTGGGAGCCGTGCCCAGCGCGTGCTGGCGCAGCTCGCGCCGGGCGCGGCGCAGCCCATCAGCCAGGGCCCGCTGGCCCCGGTGGGCCAGGTGGGTGCGGTACCAAGCCATCGTGCCGCTGAAGCCCTTCTGGTTGGCGGCGTCGAAGTAGCCGGCCCCCTCCACGTGCTCGGCGTAGGGCATGGGCGGGTACTTGCGCGGGTTGCGGGCGAAGTAGCCGGCGGCCAGGCCCAGGCGTTCCAGGGCCTGCTCGTGGTAGCGCTCCTGCTGGTGCAGGGGCCAGTCGGCGGGGAAGCCGCCGTACACGCCGAAGTAGATGGCGTTCAGCGCCAGGCGCTCCTGCTCAGGGGTAAATAAGTGGTTCTGCGGAGTATATAACTCCTTTTGGGCGGCCCACCAGAACTCAAGGACCATGTTTCGCTGCCGCGTGGCCAGCTGCGTTTTCGGCCCCTGCGGCACTGGCCGCGGGGTTTGGGCTTCGGAAGCCGGCGCAACGTCATTCGCGCGCCCGGTGCCCGTTTTCGCCGCTTGCGCGGGGCTGCCAGGGTTGGCCGGCTGCCCCGTGTAGCCTGACGGTGTGGCCCGTGGTTGAGCCGGGGGCACCTGGCCCCGTTGCGCAATGCATTTATCCACTTTGCCGGTTTCTATTTCAGTAGCCTGAAGGGGTTCATGAACTCCTTTAGGCGGAAAGTTTGTATCTGTTGGCCGCTCAACCGGCGCAAAAGCTGCTTTTTCAACACGCGGTTTCCGGGCAGTTTCGGCGGTTTTTTCGGCCGTCTCCCACAGGAACCGAGGGTTTATCCACACGTGGTAATCGTGCTTGCGGCCCCGAAACTGCACGCGGGTGATGATGCCGGCGGCCTTCATCTCGGCCAGGTGGTTGCGCACCGTGCGGCTGGCCACCCGCTTGCCGCGCACGGAGGTACGGCAAATGGCCTCGCTGTTGGTGGCCACCGGCGGCGGCGTTGGGGCCGCATCGGCTGCGGTAGCGGCGAGCAGCAGCGGCACCTGGCGCACTTCGGCCACGGCGCGCAGCGCCAGGCGAATGAGCGCCCAGGCGGTCTTTTCGGCGCCATCGGAAAGGATGCTGCCGCGCACGTCGTAGTGCTCGGTGCGCGCCGGGCGCACGGTGCCATCGGCTAAGGTGCGCGCCTTCATCTGGCGCGTGCGGGTGGTTTTGGGCAGGGCGGCGCTGCGCTGGTCGATGAATTCGGACAGGGCAATGCGCGCTTTGGACGGGCAATAGAGAATCGGCAACATTCGCGGAACGTGCTAAGGGATAAAGGGACGATATAGGCGTAGTGGTGGCGGCGCGCCGGGCGGGGGCTGTCATCCCCGCCCGAGCGGCCGCCGGGTAGCATTTCGGCTAGCCCAGTGTGCACCCGACCGGCTTCGAGCCGGCATTGCCGTTGGCTACAACGATTTCCACCTGGGGAGGCAAAAACCAACGGGTCTTCAGTTAGACGACGGGGCTACTGCAGCGGCAGTGGCCAGCAAGCAGGTGGTGGGCGTACCGGCATGGTACTGTGCGCTTCCTTCACGCCCATGACGAGGTACTCGCGCACCAGATTCTCCAGCAGCGGCTTGGTGTCGGACGAGACGTTGAAGGTGCGCGTGTCCAGGTCGATGACGATGTCGATGGTGGCCAGCAGGGCCACGCGCACCCATTCCGCGACGTCCTTGGTGCGCACGCCCTGTTCCTCGGCGCTGGCCTTCAGGCGCTCGGCGATGGCCCGCTGCCAGAGTTCAGCGCCATCAACGAAGCGTACCGTGCGCAGGTTAGCCATCGCGCAGCCCTCCTTTCTGCACTACCTCCCGCGCTTGCCAACCCAACTCAAACAGCTTTTCATCGCTGACCAACTCGCCCTTGGCAATGGTTAGGTACACGAAGTAGTCCCGCTCGTTGCGGTGCACCACGCGCAGGTGGAACCGCTCGTCGTGCCGACGATGGTCCCAGTGATTTTGGGCCGTGGTGACGGCTTCTATGACTGCTGCCTGGGCGAAACTTAACGCCCACTGCGTTTCGGCCATCGGCGTTTCCTGCGGCGTGCACGCGCTGCATAGGTGCGGGCCCACCCAATGACACGGCGCCCCGGTGTGGGCCACGCAGTGCCGGCAGTCGCTTTCGGTGCACCCGCATACGCGGCAGGTACGCTCCCGAATGGTAGCGGGCACGCCCTGCAACAGCACCGCCTGCTCGCCCATTTCCGAGAGCGTGCCCGACATCTCCGTAATGGTGATGCAGTGCTCGATGTCGCTGCCCTCGTAGGGTTTGAGCGTGAATTCACACTTGCGGATGCCGGGCAGCGGCGGGCCTTCTGTTTCCAACAGGCCGACGCGCTGCTCCTCAAATTCACGTTCAATTTCCGCAACGGCCGGCGGGGGCAATTGCTGCCAGGTCGTGGTGTATTGAACAAGAAAGTCGCGTACCTCTTCTAAGTCGCGCAGGGGCATTTTCTTCCCAATGCGGGTGAAGTCGCTGCCGTTGATTTCGTCGATGCGGACGCTGTAGAGCTTAGCCATTGTCCTGCCCTCCTTCCTGCACGCTGCTGAAGATGGCCAGAATGGCCCGCAGGCGGGTTTGCATGACGCCCAGCTTGTACTGCAGGCCGTTTTCCCGGCCGGCGTCGGGCTGCAACTGGCCGGTGGCAAACAGCGCCAAATGCGCCTTGGTGGCCTCAATGGCCTCTACCAGGTCGCCCTGCTCGACGCGCAGGGCCTGCAGGCGCAGCGCATCGGGTTGGGGCAGGGCCGTGAGGGGGCGGATAATGACACCCTGACCCTGGTGCAGGGCCCGCAGGAAGGTCGCCATCTGGCCACTGGCCGGCTGCGAGCAATAAACCGTGAGCGCTTTCATGCCTTATGCCGCGGTTGCAACGGTGGAACCCTGCTGCTCTACCAGCTCATCGTAGCGGCCTTGGTGCACTTTGCGCAGCGTGATGAGGCGCGTGAGCTTGTCGCGGTCGTCGGCGAAGACCGCCGGGTCCTGCTCGGGGTCAACAATGCCCTGGGCGGCGTTGAAAATAGCCGTATCGTAGAGGCTCAGGGCCTCCTCGTGTTCTGCGATGCTGAGCATGGAAAAGTCGTCGGTGGTAACGGATTCGATGGACATGGGTAAGTGAGCGATGGGGGTGCGTGAACTGAAAAAGCAGGATTAGGCCACCCGGCGCATGGGCGGCAGCTCGGCCCCGTCCGGCTCGGTGGCGGGCAGCGGGGCCAGGGCCAGCGGGGGCGGCGGGGCTGGCAGCTGCGCCAGGTCGTAGGCCTCGCCCCGGCCGAAGGCCAGCAGCGCGGGCCAGGGAATGCGGGGCTCGGCGTCGCCGAACGTGAGCACGGCCAGCTTGATGAGCTGCTTGCCCCGCCCCTTCTTGCCGTTTTTAATCCAGCGCTGCACCGCCGAGCGGCTCACGCCGGTGCGTTCCATCACCTGCTCGATGGTGAGCAGCACGGCCTGCGGCGGCGGCCCGGCGGCCACGGCCGGCACGGCCTGCCGCAGGACTTCAAGGTGGGCAATCACGGTCTGGAAGCAGTCGTGGAGGTAGCCCACGGTGGCCAGGTCTGAGGCTTTCATGCGGAGGAAGTAGAAGTGGTGAGGGAAATGCGGGCCCCGGCCGGCGAAGCATTGGCGGGGTGCAGGGGCTCTTTTGGCGAGATACACAGGCTGTTCGCGGGCGGGCGCAGTTTCGACCGACTGCTTACCGGGACCTTTGCGCCCGCTTCGGTTCCGATTGGTTTATGTCTACCCACTTCCGCCCCGTCGTGCTTGCGGCCAGTCCCCTGTGGCGTTCCTGGCTGCGGCGCAGCGTTCGCCTGTACCTGTGCCTCGACGAGCCGGGCGTGAGCCAGCACCTGGTGCGGAACGCGCTGAAAGTGCTGGAATGGCAGCTGATGAACCACCTGCTGGCGCAGCAGCCCGGCTCCCCGGCAGCCACCGAGCAGGCCCGCAGCATCCTCTCCGCGGCCCAGGCCGAGCTGCTGGGCTCCGCCCCGGACGTGGCGCAGCTCCAGCGGGAGATGTCGGCCCAGCAGGCCATTTGCCCGTGGCCATTCGCTGCGCTGGCCGCGCAAGGGAGGGACGTGCGGGCATCAGGCGGCGGGCTGGGGTAAGAGCAGTTGAAAGGTCTGGCGGTCGTCGGTCCAGTCGATTTCGCGGATGCCGGTGGGCAGTTCGTCCACCAGCCACACCTCGTGCTGGGTGCGGGCTTCTTCGGCGGCCGAGCGCAGGCTCAGCGGCATCGAGCCGTTGACGTACACCGTGAAGTGGCCGGCCTGGTACACGTAGCCCAGGATGGGCTCGACCAGGGCCGCGCCAGGCGGCAGGGCGGCCACGCGCAGGCGCTTGCCGGTGCGGGCGTCGGTGAGCGAGACCTTAGGCACGGGAGAACGCCTGAATCGTGGTGAGCGGAACCGGTGTGCGGCTCCCAACCAGGCCCCGGTGGCGGGCGCGGCGGCGGGCTTCGCCGGCCAGCACCAGGGGCACTTCCTCGGCAAAGCGCGGCTGCTCGGCCACGAGCTCGGTGCCGCGGCGCTCCAGTTCGTCGAGGGGAATCAGCTTGATGAGCTGCTCGGGCAGGTGCCGGGTGAGCAGTTCGTTCATGTCGCGCGCACAGGGCTTTTTGGCGGGGGCGGCCGGGATTGGGGGGTCGGTGTTGAGATGCATGGGATGAGCTGAAAAGGTGAAAGTGAAAGGCCCTCAGCCGGAGCTGTTGGCACCTGGCAAGAGAAAATATTGCGTTAAAAAGAATCTATACCGGGCCCGGCAGCCGTATTGGGAGTTCTTGCGTCTTCCCTTCCATGCCTGATTCCGTTTTCCTTTCCGGTCCCGACACCCTGCTCTGGGTGCAGCAGCACCTGCCGCAGGTATTGGCGGCCACGGGCCAGCAGCCCACCGACTGGCAGCGGGCCCGCCGGCTCAGCGGCATTGCCCGCCGGCAGTTGCAGCAGCACTACGGCTCCGGCCCGGCCTCGCCGGCGGCCGACATGGTGCTGCTCAGCCTGGAGCGGCTCGATACGCGCCTGCAACACCCGGCTAGTGCGCAGTGCTGGCCCTTTGCCCAGCAGCAGCTCGGCCGCATCATGCCGCTGGTGGAGCGCCTGCTGGCGGCGTAGCGGGCGGCGCACAGGGGGGAAAGAAACTTGCTGGTGCATGAGAAAGGATAGATTTTAGTAGCCAGTGGGGGCCGGTACCGGCCCGGCCAGTAGGCGGGCGTTGGCGTAGCGCACGTTGCTGCGCAGCAGCCAGCGCACCTCGCGCAGGCGGCGCACCTGCTGGGAGCCAAAGAGGTTTTCCGACTCCTTGCCGGGCCAGCGCACTTGCAGTTGCAGGGTGGCGCTGGCGTAGCGGGGTACCCAGAAGTAGCCCAGCTCGAAGCGTTCGCCACTCGGGCCCAGCCAAGTGGCCCCGACCGTGGCCATCGTGACGTACTGGCGTTCGGTGGCCGTGAAGCCCTGCTCGCGCAGCCAGGCGGCGATGGGCGCAGCGAGGTTGCGCGGGGGTTTGGGGGCGGTGTGGTAGGGAGCCGGCGTTTCCATTACAGGCCCAGCGGAACGGCGGCGGGGGCCGGCAGGAGCTCGGCCGGAATCTGGTACTTGGGTAGGCCGTAGCCCACCAGCGCCACCAGGTGCTCCAGGTTCATCACCCGGCCGATGCGCACGTTGTTGAGCATGGATGTCTTGGCCGCGTAGCCGTCGCGCACGGCAGTATCGACGGAATCGCTGGGCAAGTCCTCGATGACGAGGGACAGCAGCCGCAGGTATTTCTGACGCTCAGTCATAATCGTGTTTGGCACAATTCATCCGGCATGCGCTTACTTGCGCTCGCTCGGTACTGTACACACCACAAACATACGGCACTGAACTACAAATAGCCCAATAAAACGGTCTTTATTTAGACCAAAAGCATCAAATAAAGTGCAAGAGTCTATAAATGAGCGGATAAAATTTCTGATTGATTCTCTTCAAATGAGTGTCAGAGCTTTTAGCGCTGTACTTGATACTCCTGCGAGCACAACCAGGAACTACTTAGATAAAGGCACAAAGCCTAGTACGGACTATATAGAGCGCATAGCAGAGCATTTTGACACAGTGAACATACACTGGCTGATTACGGGTCAGGGTGGGCCTTTTCTTAATAGCCAGCAAGGCAGTGTTACGCAGACAGGAACATTCAACCAGGCCGGCACTAAAAACAAGCAGACGAACTCTAACTCCAGTCAGGAGGGCAAGGCGAATGCGGCGCTGGAATCGGCTAATAAGGAAATTGCTCTGCTACGTGAGCAACTGGCCATGAAGGACCAACTTCTCGCAGCCAAGGATGAGATGCTCGCGCTACTGCGTGGGGGGTATAACCGACCGAACTAACCAGCATCCTATGTTTCCACACCGACTCCATACCACATTCTTAGCCGCTGGGCTCCTACTCAACACCCTGGGCTGCTCCAAGAAGGCTGACCCACCGCCGGTGCCATCACTCGAAGGTAGTTGGACCGAGAACATCTTCACCTACACCGAATACGACGCAACAAATACGGTACTCCGTCAAACTACAACGGATATGGGGCAGCTATGGAGGGGGTACTACACCACCTTCACGAGCACCACCCAGCAGAATTTTACGGCCGATGGGGTGCCGCGAGAAATACCAGGGCGCGCTTATACGCGAGCCGGCAATGTCCTCTCGTTCACCACACCTACTCGCTACGAGTGCACCATTAAAGTACTCACTGCAACAGACCTTGTACTCGTTACAAAGGTGCCAACAAATGTAACAGGCTCCTATGCGATGAATGAGCATTCCTACACTCGGCGCTAA